AGAAGGAATAGAAAAAAGAAAAGCATTACAAATAAAATACGATAAACTTGAAAAATTAAGAAACTCTGACGCTTGGAACACTAGTAATGGTGATATACTATCATACCAAACAGAAGCCCTTTTCCAGCATTTAAAAAGTTCTGGAGTTGTGGATGAAGATGAGGGTGAGGATAAATATTTTATTTACCCTGACTATGAAAGTGGATTTGCCCAACATTTTATTTGGTTTGGTAGTGATTTATTTGAGTCAGAATGGGTGGTAATAAGAGAAGATAAGATCTATGAGGCGGCATATAATAGTTTAAAAGATACTATAGATGAAGTTGGATACGAGTCCTTTAGTGCTTGGGTGTGGGAGGATTATTTAGATAGGGATGAGATAAAAAGGTGGTTATATGATTCATATTCTGAAATGGTTTGGGACGACCCTGAAAGTTGGGGAATTGAAAAACAATTATCTAATGAACAACAAAAAATGATAGAGACTTTTGAATCAAAAATAGAAAAGTTAAATTATAGACTTGAAAATGAAGAACTTACTGATGATGAAAATACTGAAATAGAAGATCAAATAAGTTCAATAGAAGATATCATTAAAGACATTAAAGAAGACCCTAAAGGTGAATATGACGAAAACGAAATTGAAGAGGCAATTGAAAGATTAACCGATGAGGAGGCTGACGATTTTCCAGCATATTTAAAAAATCATGGGTTTCATAGTTCTTATATTTTGAATTTTGTTGATATAGATGAAGTTATTGATTATGTGATTAGATCTGATGGTTATGGAAGTATTTTAAATCGTTATGATGGTTCGGAAGATCAAGAAAAAGTCGAAGGAACTTGGTTTTATGTTATGAGAGAACATTAATCAATCAATTTCTATTCTATAATTTACACTAATAGTAAAATTACCTATAATTTATTAATGAAAACAGACTGGTTATTTCAAGATCCGATTGATTTGGAACACAAACAATATGTCCTTTTGGATTATTTACAAAAAGTAGATAAAAACTTACAGGAGTTAAAACTTTACCCAAACTTTCAATCACTTTCTTTACATTTGGCAAACATAAACCTTTTAATAGAAAAAGGTCAATATCTAACATTAAGTAGAGCGATAAAAGAAGCTGATGATGAAATATTACTCTCTGATCTTGTTTTTAATACAATACCTAAAATGTCAAAAGAGGAATATTCAGAAGTGTTTGATATTTGTAGTTTTTCAAATGAAAAATTTAAGGACTATTTTAATTTTGCAAAATCATTATGGGAAATTGTAAATGATAGTGTACTTGTAAAACTTAAAACAGGGAGAGAATATTTACAAAACCAACAAGGACTTTTTTTTATTGACATAAAAAATGAAAAATTCTTATACGAGTATTGTATAAAGAAAATCAAAAAAAATGCAAATGAAAGTAAATGTATTATAAAAAGAGTTGGCAAATCAAACGAAAAAAATTATAAGGATATTCTTATTGTGGTAAAAAACCCATTGATTAAAAATTTATTAGAATTAGTAAAAAATGACGAAATAACAATTTTTGAGGTTATACACTCCGGAGATTTCCCGATCAAAGAAACTACTTTACCAATCGCAAAAAGAAAAGTGATGAATTATACCATACAATCACAAGTTATCGGAAACAAAAATTTGACAAAAAAGAAATAAGTTATTATTTTTAAAATAAAACGCTATGGAAATAAAAATATCAAAAACAATCAAAGAACTTGTAAAAGAATACCCAAACGATTATGATCTTGGAAGTAAAGTAAGAGAACTTGTTATAAGAATGGAAAAAATCGAAAAGGCAAATGAAGAAAAAGTTGAAAAAGATGGAAAATAAAGAACAAGTAAATCATCCGGATCATTACGGAGGATCGGAGAATATTTATGAAGCCATTAAGGTGATTGATGCTTGGGATCTGGGATTTAGTTTAGGAAACACCGTAAAGTATATTTCAAGGGCAGGAAAAAAAGAATCAGATAAAGAACTACAAGATCTTAGAAAGGCTGCTTGGTATTTACAACATCACATTGAAACATTAGAAAAAAAATGAAATATACAATTACAATTGGTGGTAGAGGTTCTGAAGTTATCACACACAAACTTACTGAAGAACAACACAATACTTTCAAAGAAGGTGGAGTTGAAGAAGATCAAATGGAACACGACGAAATAAACGATCTTTTAGAACTTGAATACTTGTTTGATGATACGGAACCAAGATATATGGGTGCGTATTTAGATTCTTTATACCTACAAGTTAAAGATGAAAACGATGAGGTTGTTTTTACTCAGGAAGTAATAGATTATGATAAAATAATAAGTGATGAAGTTTATTGTGATGGTAATCATTATCTTTTTATTGAAGATTATAGTAAGGGTGATTTTTGGGTGTACAACATTGAACTTGAAGAAGAATTTGATAAAGATAAATTGGTTTTAGAATTAACCGATATTGGATGTAGAATTGATTTAGTGACGGGAATTTCTTATGATGGTAATAAATTTGAAGACGTAAGAGACTATGGTGACACATCAAGCAAAGGATTTTACTTTAATTTAAGCGATAATTAATATGATAGAAACAGGAAAAATTATTGCAACAAATATACACTTTTATATATTTATAAATAAAAGTGGTTATGAAAAAAATAATTTTAGATGAAATTACGATTACTAATTTAATTTCGGAATATCAAAATGGTAATTCAATACCTAACTTATCCATTAAATTTGGTTTAAATACTAGAAAAATTTCTAATATTTTAAAAGAAAACGGTATTGAAATAAGGGGTCGTAGAAAATTTTTTTATGATGAGAATTTTTTTGAAAAAATAGACACAAATTTAAAGGCGTATTGGCTTGGATTTTTATATGCCGATGGGTGTGTTAGAAATATAAAAGGAGGTTACGTATTAAAAATAAAATTATCCGGATTAGATGAAGATCATTTATTTTCTTTTTTAGAACATATTTACAGCAATCAAAAAGAACTTAGAACTGAAATATCTAAATTCAAAGGAAAAAATGGTAAAGAATATCAATCAACCGGTAAAGTTTTACTCATTAACTCAAAAAAAATAGTTAAAGATTTGATTAAAATTGGTTGTTATCAAAACAAGACGAAAAATATGATATTTCCGATGATTGATGATGAATTAATCCCCTCTTTTATTTTGGGATATTTTGATGGTGATGGTTGTATAACCCAGGGTAAAATTAAAAACGACATTTATTATAGGGTGACTTTTACGTCTGGATCTGAAACATTTTTAGATAGAATAAAAAAAGAATTACTAAAATTTGGTGTTAAATCAATTAGTAAGTATAATTATGAAACATTTCATAGATTGCAAATATCTAATAAAGTTGATTTATTAAAAATAAAAAATTATTTTTATTTGGGTAATAATTTTTGTTTAGAAAGAAAAAAAATAAAATTTAATAACATATGATAGAAACAGGAAAAATAATAAATGGTGATTGTATTGAGGTAATGAAAACACTCCCCGAAAATTCAATAGATCTTATTATAACGTCACCTCCATACTCAGTTAATATTTCTTATGACGTATATGATGATAATACAACATTAGATGAATATCTTGATTTTTCTAAAAAATGGTTAGAAAGTGCATTTAAATTGTTGAAAGATGATGGTAGAATTTGCGTAAATGTACCATTTGAAATCAATCTTAAAGATAGGGGTGGAAGAGTTTTTATAGTTTCCGAAATTTGGAATGTGATGAAACAAATAGGGTATAAATGGTTTGGACTTATAGATCTGGAAGAAGATTCTCCACACAGAAGTAAAACTACTGCTTGGGGGTCTTGGATGAGTTGTAGTCAACCATATATCTATAATCCAAAAGAATGTCTTATAATTGCTTATAAAAATTCACCAAAGAAATTGACAAAAGGTGAACCACAATGGACAGGAGTACCAACAGAAATTCAAAATGAAGATGGAACTACAAGAACTAAAATGGTTTATGATGAAACGGACAAGAAAGATTTTATGGAACTTGTGTTTGGTCAGTGGAAATACTTTGCAGATACAAAATCACTCACCAAGGCCACGTTTTCAATGGACATACCAACCAAGGCAATTAAAATCTTGTCATATAAAAACGATGTGATTTTGGATCCATTCGCCGGTAGCGGGACTAGTTTGGTCGCCGCAGAAGTGTTGGGAAGACGATGGTTGGGAATAGAACTATCACCAAACTATACACAAATAGCAACAGATCGGGTCCAAGCCTTTGTGGAACAGAAAAGACAACAGACATTAGAATTTGTGAATCCCCAATAAAAGTTGGGGTTTTTTATTTTATGTTATATTTATAATATATGAAAATCATCGTCACAGAAAGACAATTACAATATTTAAAATCAAATCTTTTATTAGAGGAAGAAGATGTTAATGAGCACGGGTTCACAAAAGAAGAAATGAAACAAATTGAAGAATTTGTAAGAAATTCAGTTGAAGAACAATATCAGTGGTTAAAAAAAAGAGTTGAGGAATCAGAAGAAGAAGTTCGTTGGATGAAAGATAAAGAAACCCTGAGAAAATTACCAAAAGAAAATCAGGAACTTATCCTAAAAAAATATATTGAACCAAAACTAAAACAATACGAACAGGACAAAAAAGATCTTGAAACTTTTGATTTTGAAGAAAGAGTTAAAAAAGGTATTGAGTGGGATCTTGGTGGTGGGGCATACACGATGTCTTATAAAATAAGATATGATAAGTGGGTTAAAGAGGCTTTAAATAGAAAATTAACAAAAGATGATATAATTGATCTTTTTGTTACCTCTCTTGAGGGTGGGTCTAACTATTGGTATTATATTGAATTACCTGAAGACATAAAATCATATGGTCAATACAAATCTGAAGCTGTTGGTAATTACATCTTACAGGGAGGAACAATTCAGTTTTATGATGTTGAAGAATATAGAGAAATAAAAAGAAACCTTGTTGATGGTGAATACACAATTAAAGGTGATGTTATAGATCAAAATCAATATAACGAAGATGTTGAAAATGCAAAACTTGGTTATGTTGATATGGACAAAATTTTAGAAGCTATTACAATAATAAAAAGAGATTACCCAGAAGTATGGTCAAATATACTATTGGAAAACGCAGATGCGGGAGACGCTGATGTATTTTTACAACTATGTGTTATGGGTGATGTAGTTTATGGATAAAAAAAGTTACAAATAATACCTTTCAGAGAAAATCTATCAAAACAAGCAAAATGTAATATTGATTTAGATAAATTATTATTATTAACTGAATATTTATTAATAAAATAAAAATTATGACAACCAGAAAAAACAGATATGTCCTGGCTGAAAGTGGATTAAGAGATATGAAATCTCTTGCGAATCGCTACAAAAAAGCGAAAATCTACTTTCACCAGGACCTTTAGCTTGACGGAGTAACTACGGCTCTTGCAATGAAACATTATTTAGAGCAAAACGGAATTAAAGTTGTTGATTGTGAAATAATTCAGTATGGTGAAAAAGAATGGGCAATAAAAAAACCCGACGGTAGTGGGGATGTTATGCCGGTCCTTGTTGATTTTGCACACGGAAAGCCAATGTTTAAAATCCATACAGACCACCACGATTCACAAGTAGGTGTTGAAAAAGATACATCAACCGATTTCAGATCATCAAGATCAAATGTTGAAACCATTTCACAAACAATATCACCAAAAGATATATTTAAAGACGATGATTTATATATCGTATCAACAATTGATTCTGCAAATTTTGTGGCAAATCAAATTACTCCAAAAATGGTAATGAATTTTATTTTTAAATACGATAAAGATTTAAGTGTTAGAAGAAATAAAATGATGATGGGTCTTGTTGTAAATAAACTTCTTTTAGCATATAAAAATGATAAGGTTAATGGTAGAGATTTACTTGAGTACCTTGTAATGAATTGTAAGCCTTCACTAGAGAACTTATATAACACTATTGCAAATATTGCAAAAGAACAGGGGTTTGCTAATACGGAAGTGATGCAAAAAAACCAACAAAAATATATTGAAGATAGATCAAAAGAAGGGGTGATTCAAAAAGAGGGTGGAGTACTTCACCAATTTGGATTAGGGTCGATGAGAAAAGGTTCATACGATAGATATACACCATTTGAATTAAATCCTGATGCTGACTTTTTGGTGACAGGTATTGGTGCTCCTGTGGGGTTAGTTCAAGCGTCTTGTAACCCTTATAAAGAAGATAGGGCACTAAAAGGGGTTGATTTGGGAAAAATTAAAGATCAAGTTCTTTTAAGTTTTAAACCTGAACTTGAACAAGTAATACTTCCATTTAAAATAATTAAAAGAGTGGCTGAAAAAAAGGCAACAAAAGATTCTGTTGGTTTCACGCAAAAAGATATGGATGCATTATATGGTGGAATGGAATCTTATGATCCAAAAACAAATACAATAAATGCCTATGATTTTTTGAAAGCAAATTCAGGAGGTCACAAGTGTATCACAAATATAACGGGGATCGGTTTTGTTTATAGTGGTTATGATAAACCATACGTTAAAGATCTTCCGGCAGAAGCAATTCCAATTGCGTTTTACGAAGGATCAAATTCATTTATACAAGACATCAAGCAAAAACTTTTAAAATTTAGAAAACTTTCAGAAAAACAAATTCAAGCGGCAATTAACGGAATGAAAAGAGAAGGTATAGATGTTGAGGAACTTGCAAACCCAAAACAAGGAAGAGGAACAACAGATCTTACAAAGGACATGAAAGAAAAGTTTGTTGAATTACTAAATGATTATATTAAAAACCCTAAACCTAACGCTGAACCTGTAACGGAATCTGTTCAAAAAAAGAGAACCGTTGCAACGGCATTAAAAGAACATATGGGTGGTAAAAAGTTATTGTCTGAAAAAGAGTGGGATGTTATAATGAAAAAACTAAATGCGGTTGAAGATGATATGGGTCAGTGGGACCATCCTGAAAAATGTACAATGATAAATAGTTCACGAATTACAATGGAAAATGTAAGTTATCCTCTTTTAGGTATTGATAACACAGGACATTATAAAATCATGCAACCAGAAAAAACTTATAGTTTTCCAGGAAATAGAGTATTTGAAATACCATTAAAAGGAAAATATAAAAAATTAGGGTTAATTTTATTGGATAAAATCTGACTTTTGGTGATTTTAAGTGTATTTATATTTACACCGTAAAAAAAATCAAAAAATATTTTAGAAAATGTTTGACAAATCAAAATAAAGTACTTAGATTTGTAAAACAATTAACAAGAGTATTAACGATTAAACGTTCTTTAAAATGACGGAACAAGTAGAAAAAGATCTTGAGATCTATGGCTACAGAAACGGCGAAGGACAGATGTTTTGGACACCAAACATCGACTTTGCAAAGTTGAGAGCCGATTACTACGAAACCTACGAGGTGTATGTAGAAAAAAACTAAAAAAAGTTCATAAAGTACTTGACAAAACAAAAAAAACGTCGTAACTTTGTAAAACAAATCGGAAACGTCCGAAATCGTTCTTTGAAAAATTAGAATATCCGTTCAGGAGTAAGAAATGAAACTGATAAATGATATTTGGCCGTGTATGGTCATTAAATAAACTACGAAAGTAGGATAAAGTGGGTCAGAAGTGTAACTGATCTGCGGTTTGGGAAACCGAACTTGAGTACACAAGCGGGATACCGTTTAACCTTTATTACCGAGGGCAACGCTGTAGGGAAAGTGGTTAGATGATTTGGCGATGTGGGTCGTCTGATTGAGGTGGGAACACCAATAGGAATAACCCGTAGGGATATTGCAAAACATAGGATTATCCAATTCTATTATTGCGTGTTCCAATATCAGAGGGT